ATGAAGAATATTGAGAAGGCGACCAATAATATGAAAATGGTATATTCCATTCTGTGCAATCTTAAGAAGTGTACAATCTTTGAATTACAGAAACTGACGAAGTTCAGGGATGTGGATTTGTGTTTGGCCTTGGGGTATCTGCTGCAGAATAACCAGATTTATCAGAAGCGTATTGATAACATGGTTTACTATGGAGTCGTCGCAAAATGAAAAGATATACAATAGGTTTACCACACATTTTGCTTACATGCTTGCATGGTGCTTTCTAATTGTTTGTTATATCGCGTTTTACGGTATGTAAGCAGACGCTATGCAAGTATGTAGGCAAACTTTGCTTGCATGCTGTTTTTTCTTGTGCAAATGGCTGGTCTTCTTTCCGCAAAGAACGGCTCTTTCTCCTACTAAAAGCTTATTAATGACTATTGTGCACGGTTGTGATGCAGTTTCTTCACTATTGTGGTACGGCTTCTTCATGCTTGTGGAGAAGTCGTACCACAATAGCGCGCATGCCTAACTATCATTTATTCAGTGTATTGACAGCCTATGTTAGAGCAATGAAAGACTGATAGACTGTCTTTCATTGGCTGTGTGTCTACCTTCAAAAGAGTGATATGGTAGTGGATAATGTTCATGTTTTGCTGTTTTTCCAGTGAAAGAAAACATGAATATTGGGATACTTGAAAAATAAGTCCCTCCTTTGCACGCGAATTAGAAAACCAAAAGAGTTTTGTAATCCTCATCGGAGGGCTGTAAAAATGCCGGATAAGATGACTGGGTAAAACCAATCATCTTCATTGTGATTCTGTTTTTTTGTTCTGAAGCATCGATATGATTATAAACTTTCCAGCCAACTCATTACGTCGTAGATGTAGATGCCTTTAAAAGAGAAAAGCAATTATCTGAATAGATAATTGCTTTTCTTTGGTGATCCGCCTGAGTTATGAACCAAGCGTTATTTCTTCCTCAATATCAGTGTTTTCTGAAATTTCGGCTTTGCATCCGTCATGCTTTAGTCCTTAAAAACTGTCTGCTGTTGTCCGGTGTCTGTCTGCCAACATCTTGGGTTCAAATGTACGCATTATTTGGGGATTATGCAAACCGTTGAAAATAAACATTCTAAGGTTAGTGCAAGGTGCAAGCTATATATAGAGATATATACTTGCACCTTGCACTAAATGGTTGTAACTATTGTTCGTGCCTCCACCGCAAGGTAGCTACCTTGCGGTGGAGACGGGGTAAATGTAGAGAGGATGTGTGGATATGCGACCGGAGGTGGGAGCATATTTATCGAAAACGGGGGATTGTCGGGAGGTAAGGGCAGGGATGTTGAAGGAAATGGTTATTTTTGCAATCGGATAAATCGGCTATGCTATGGATATTTGGAGTAAGAAGAAGCGTTCCGCCGTCATGGCGAAGATACGGAGCAAGGACACGAAACCGGAGTGGATTGTGCGCCGTTACCTCTTTTTGCGCGGCTACCGTTACCGCAAGAATGTGAAAGGGCTGCCGGGCACGCCGGACATCGTGTTGCGCAAGTATGGCATCGTGATTTTCATACACGGTTGTTTTTGGCACGGGCACGAGGTGGACGGTCATATTCCCCATTCCAACAGTGAGTTTTGGCGCAAGAAGATTGAACGCAACAAGCAACGTGATGAATGGAACAAGGGGGAATTGAAGAAGTTGGGCTGGCGAGTGATGACGGTCTGGGAGTGCCAATTGAAGCCAGCGGTGAGGCAAAAGACGTTGTTGGAGATTGAGTATCATATTAATCATACGTACTTGGAGCGGTTTAAACCGAAAAAGGTAAAACCTTATGAGATAGAGGAAAAAGAAGCCACCAGCATGGTGGCTGAGGAAAGGATAGGATATAGAAAATAGATATTGATAAATACTGGATTTTTGTAGAATTGTTATTTCTGTTTGTCACTTTTGTGTGATGAAAGGGGGGGGATTCTGCAAGATTTTGAGTAACTTCGCAAAATGAAATTAGAATAAGTATTCTATGAGTGATAAAAGTAACAACCAAGGTAGAGCCTATGAATTTGTTTGCCTATTGACCCTTGGCGAAGAGATTGGCAAATTTCGTCCTGCAAATATTGTCCAAAACAGTAGTTATTTGGCAGCAGAATATGCTTGGAACACCTTGTCTCCTGAAATGAAAAATATATATAAGGTGAGTTCTTATGCTGCTGTCATTCAAATTTTTGAATTGGAACCCCGTATCATGGAAAAAGGAGGTGACGTGTTGGAATTGCGAATACAATCAGATACTAAGGGGGAGGAAGGAGATGTACGAGACATTTTGATTATCCGTCATAATATTCAATGGGAAATCGGATTGAGCCTTAAACATAATCATTTTGCAGTAAAACATAGCCGCCTTAGCCAAAAGCTAGATTTTGGGGCAAAATGGTATGGAATCCCTTGTTCTCAAAAATATTGGGAAGATGTAAGACCTGTGTTTACTTATCTTGTTCAAGAAAAAAACAAAAATACATTGTTTGACAATTTGCCTGACAAAGAAAATGATGTTTATATACCATTATTGCAGGCTTTTATTGCTGAAATAAATCTCCAAAATCAGATACATCCAGATATACCAAGTAGATTAGTTGAATACCTTTTAGGAAAACATGATTTTTATAAGGTTATTAGTATTGACAAACAGCGGACAACGCAAATCCAATCTTACAATTTGCATGGTACGCTTAATCGAAATGGCACATATCAAAAAGCATCCATGGAGATACCTATTGTATCATTGCCTACCCGCATTGTTAGTTTGGATTTTGTTCCTAATAAAACGAATACGGTTGAACTTTATATGGATGGAGGTTGGCAATTCTCTTTTCGCATACACAATGCAGAGAAGAAAGTTGTCCCAAGTTTAAAATTTGACATTCAAATAGTAGGCATGCCTACTACTATAATAACTATAAATTGTCTTTGGAAATAAAATAGAAATATAATGGAATTAATTAGTCTTTTCTCCGGTGCAGGAGGTTTGGATTTAGGTTTTCATAAAGCGGGTTTCAGAACAGTTACGGCAAATGAGTTTGACGCTAAGATTTGTCCGACTTTCCGTGCAAACTTTCCGGAAGTGAATCTAATCGAAGGGGATATCCGGGATATTCCTTCTTGTGAATTCCCTGATAATATTACTGGTATAATAGGAGGTCCTCCTTGCCAATCATGGAGCGAAGCCGGTTCATTAAAGGGAATAGAAGATGCCCGTGGTCAGTTGTTTTATGAGTATATCCGTATTTTACGAGATAAGCAACCCTTATTCTTTGTTGCTGAAAATGTATCAGGGATGCTTGCCAAACGCCATTCGGATGCCGTTAGCGGTTTTATGAAACTGTTTGATGAAGCAGGCTATGATGTGAATTTAAAAATGCTTAATGCCAATGATTACGATGTACCGGAAGATCGTGACCGGGTATTTTACATCGGATTCCGCAAAGATTTGGATATACATGATTTCGAATATCCTATCCCTTTAAAGCATAAACCCACTTTGCGTGAAAGTATTTGGGATTTGCAAGATTCTGCGATTCCGGCACTTGAAAAGAACAAAACCAATGGGAATGCTTGTAAAGTCCCTAATAACGAATATTTCATAGGGGCATATTCACCTATATTCATGTCACGCAACAGGGTACGTTCATGGGATGAACCGGGTTTTACAGTTCAAGCTAGTGGTCGCCAATGCCAGCTACATCCACAGGCACCTAAGATGATAAAAGTTGAAAAGAACTTGCAAAAGTTTGTGGAAGGGAGTGAGCATCTTTATCGCAGGATGACTGTACGTGAAGTTGCACGGGTACAAAGTTTCCCGGATGAGTTCAAATTTGTATACGAAGACGTAAACTATGCCTATAAAATGATAGGCAATGCAGTTCCCGTTAATTTGGCTTACCATGTGGCTATGCAAATACGGAAAACATTGGTGGAAAAAGGAATTGTCCTTGCTTAAAGGTATGAGAGTCGCATCTTTTTTTGCGGGATGTGGCGGATTAGACCTTGGCTTTGAGCAAGCAGGCTATGAAGTTATTTGGGCGAATGAATTTGATGAAACAATACATAAAACTTATCAATTCAATCACCCAAATACTTATTTGTGTAAGTCGGACATTCGAAAATTAAAAGGAGAAGATATACCCGATTGCGATGGATTTATTGGAGGACCTCCTTGCCAATCGTGGAGCGAGGGAGGAAGGCAATTAGGATTGGACGATGAACGGGGGCGATTATTTTTTGATTATATCCGATTGATAAAAGAAAAGCATCCAAAATTCTTTCTCATCGAAAATGTACAAGGGATTATAAATGATAAACATTTTAGTACATTCCTATCATTCCTTTCTACTCTTGAAGAAGCTGGATATGTAGTAAGCTATTCTTTATTGAATGCAGCAGACTATCATATTCCCCAAGACCGTTATCGTGTGTTTGTTGTCGGTTTCCTAAAAGAGTTGAATTGTACGTTCAATTTTCCAAAGGCATTCGGAAAACCTTATGTCACATTAAGAAAGGCAATCGGAGATATAATAGAGAATCCTCGCTCATATGCAAATGAAGGTGTGAACCAAGAATATGGGAAGTGGCTTAACCATGACATTTTTGCAGGTCCATGGGATGCAAAATTCATGGCACGTAATCGTGTTCGTTCCTGGGGTGAAACTTCATTTACAATACAAGCGCAGGCAAAGAACTGTCCCCTTCATCCACAAGCTCCCAAAATGAAATATGTATCACAAACCCAACGTGTTTTTCAGCAAAGAGCAGAATATTTATATCGCAGATTAAGTGTACGGGAATGTGCAAGAATCCAAACTTTCCCAGATAAATTCCGCTTTTTCTATGAAGATATAAAAGACGGTTATAAAATGATTGGCAATGCTGTACCACCTCGTTTGGCTAAATTCTTAGCCTTGTCAATAAAGAAAGCATTGGTTTCTGTTGAAGAAAGAAAAGCAGAAACCATTAATGTGTTAGTTGCTTATTACAAGGATAATAATCAACTTCGACAAACTTTGAAAAACAAACTTTATTATGTGCGTGCCGGATTGCGCCGTGGAGCGTTACAAATCCCCATAGGCATGTCCTATCCCATTTATTTACTATTACATAATCATAACAACAAGTTTTTGTTTCGTATCATTCCTGAGTACCCAAAACTAATATCTGCATCTGACTTGGTTAAATTAGGTTTTACACCCTCAGGTAAGGAATATTTTGCTTTTCGGTTGGAAAGTGTCCAAAGCATAAACATTGTAGGTGTAGATTTGTCAAAAGTGCAGATTAAAGGAAAAAGCTACAATAAAGCTATACCATATATTACTCCCATTCAAGATTTTATTTATAGAGTAAATGCTTAATTGCATAAAATCTCATATTCCTAATACTTTCCCTTCTTTGTTTCTGTTCTGAAGCAAATATAGTCATTGTAATTTTCTTTAAAAGAATTACTTAGAAATTTATTGTAGACAATAGTCCGTTGTATGATTGTCTGCACCCTCATAATTTTGCACCACTATGGATATAAATGAAGTTTTTGGAAAGAAAGTGTTGGAGAGAAGACTATCTCTCAAAATATCACAGGAGACATTAGCCAATATGGCTGATATTGATAGAACCTATTTGCCTGATATTGAAAAAGGCAAAAGGAACGTGTCTTTAAAAGTTGCGGACAAAATCGCAAAAGCATTGAATGTTTCACTTAAGGACTTATTATAATTATGCCAGATTTTATCAATACAGAACATTGTGTAGAAAAACTATTCCCTGTAGGAACGACTTTCTCTTTCGAGGGGAAAAAATATCAAGTTGCACTTTGTGGGAAACCACGTCCTGCACGTGGTGAATGTAAAACAGATGTTTATATCGAAGGGATAGCTCCTAACGGGGAAGCCAAAGAGATAAAAATATCTGTTAAGCAAAACAATGCAGATTTTTTAGAAAATAAGATGTCTTTTGACAGAGCTTGTGAAATATTTGGGAAAGACGCCTCAAGCATCATTAAGCAATGTTTACTTTCTATACAGAATTCTTTTGTTACTGATAATTTGGTCTATTTCAAAGAATGTGGCAAAACAGAGGCACATACAATGAAATTGGGTTGGAAGTTTGAATTACTTAATAAGTTAAGCGGTGAGAAATCTGGTGCTTTAAAACTTACTGAAGAACAAAAATATGATGTTTTTGCTGGAATCAACCTGTCAGAAGATAAGAAAAACAGTTATGTAAATGGTCAAATTATTAATAATTCAGGAGTAGCGAATTATATTTTGAATATTGATGATGACAATCTAACTCAAGATACATGTTTGAGAATGTTGCAGCCAATAGAAGAATATGCAAAATTTCAAACCATCTATTTTGCTTGTAAAGCTTTAAACTATAGATTTGATAGAAATAAATGGGATGGCCAAGACCTTTGTCTGTATATGTAGATTGGTTTGTTGATAATGGGAAATTGGATGCACACTTGATTTTTGACAATCCTTTGGAACATAATGGAAATGAAGTTGGAGAGAAACTAAGAAATATTTTGAACAAATTGAAAATTAAAAAATTTGATGATTTGAGAGGCGTATTATCTCCTAATGTAAAATGTTATTTTGGTAAGTAGCTATTCTTACGGAGTACCGCTGTTCACCGTGCCGGACAGGTCGAAAAAGACAATATCCGGCACGTGTCCGGCAGTGGCTACATATTCGTCAGCCGTGACTATCGCCTTTTCGGGCGAACTGCGCACACCGGGTAGACCTTCTTTCCCAGCCGGGTAAACTATTCATACGCCATGCGCTTGTAATCTTCCTCCGTACCGCCCTTTTGAGTGGAAAAGGCGACATAAAGGGCTGTTTTCTCGTTTTCCATATCGCTTTCTTTCATTATTGGTTGATAGATTTGTTCAATCCAGCTTGATTGAAATCTTGCTTTCAATCAAGCTATCAATATTTCAATAAAACAAGATTGCAGGATTGCAAAATAAACTCATTGGTCGGGGAACGCCCAGCGGACCACCCGTCCCGACGAGCGAAAAATCTTTAGTCAGTGAATGTCTTTCTTTCATTGGCAACACGACTTTGGAGTGAATTTGCCCAAGGTGTTTTGCGGCACGGAAAACAGATTTGTGTGCCACAAATCACACCTTGCTGTTATCTGACGATAACACGATTTCAACGGCTGGCAGTACGATTTGGAACGTCCAGTTTTTGAGCCAACATTTCCATGTCGCCACTTACTTTCAAATCGGTAATCCTCGCATAAATTTGAGTAGTCCGGATATTAGTATGACCTAAAATTTTAGATACTGTCTCGATAGGTACACCATTGGCGAGCAGTACCGAAGTTGCACACGAATGGCGGGCAACATGGAAAGTGAATGGTTAAGCAAGGAAAAGCAGACAGGTGAAGATAAAACGTAAGTCGTTTGAAATGAGCATAGTTTCAGTATTTTGCCAAATGTGGAAAAAGCAAATGAAAGCGGAACATTGAGGTTGTTCAGTTACCAAACCGTTAGCCGGGCAGTTACCGGACAAGGATAGGTAACGGGAAACAACGAAAAGAAATCCTCACCGTTTTGTTTTCGCTCATCCACAGCATTTTGCATATCAAGGAACGCTTATATGGCAAGTAACTTTGCACCTAAAAAAATATAAGCGTATGAAAGTTGAAAAAATCAAGGTGTTGCTCTACCTCAAGAGGAGCAGATTGGACAAGTCGGGCAAAGCCCCGATAATGGGCAGAATTACCGTGAACCGCACGATGGCGCAGTTCAGTTGTAAACTCTCCTGCACTCCCGAACTGTGGAATGCCCGTGAAAGTCGACTAAACGGAAAGAGCCGAGAGGCAGTGGAGGTCAATACGAAAATCGAGAAACTGCTGTTGGCGGTAAACTCTGCCTTCGACACTCTCATGGAGCGTAAGACAGACTTTGATGCAACTACGGTCAAGGAAGTGTTCCAGGGTAGCAAGGAGACACAAATGACCTTGTTGGCTCTCTTTGACAGACACATTGAGGAAATCAAGGCTCGTGTGGGTATAGATGTCTCACACCGCACTCCACCGACCTACATCTATACTCGCCGCCGTCTTGGTGAGTTCATCAGTGACAAGTTCAAGATTTCAGACCTTGCCTTCTGCCAACTCAACGAACAATTCATCCGAGAGTTTCAGGAATTCATCGTAATAGAGAAGGGTTTGGGTGTTCAAACGGTGCGCCACTATCTGGCGATACTGAAGAAGATCTGCCGCATGGCATTCAAGGAAGGACACTCGGATAAGTTCTATTTCGAGCACTATCCACTGCCCAAGCAGAAGGAAACGCCGCCAAAAGCATTGAGCAAGGAGGACTTCGAGAAAATCCGTGACATAGATCTTCAAGGATGCCGCCCCGTGCATTCTATTGTCCGTGATATGTTTCTTTTCGCCTGCTATACCGGGACATCGTATGTGGATGTGGTGGCCATCACTCCCGACAACTTATCACGGGATGACTATGGTGCGCTGTGGCTGAAATACCGCAGAGGCAAGAACGGGCAGCTCAGCCGTGTCAAACTGTTGCCGGAAGCGATTGCCCTCATCGAGAAATATAAGGACGCTACACGGGCCACACTGTTTCCAGTAATCCAGTATCAAGCCTTGAAATGGTGTCTGACAAGCATCAAAATGAAGGCCGGAATCAAAGGCCGCTTGTCTTATCACATGGGACGGCATTCATTCTCCACCCTTATGACGCTTGAAAACGGAGTGCCCATCGAAACCGTCAGCAAGATGCTGGGACATTCCGATATAAGGACAACCCAAGTATATGCCCGTGTGACACCGAAGAAACTCTTTGAGGATATGGACAAGTACATCGAAGCCACAAAGGATCTGAAACTTATTCTCTAACTATTCTCTAATCATTAAAACAATTCAATTATGCGAAGCACATTTTCAATTCTATACTACATCAACCGTGGAAAAGTCAAGGCAGACGGTACAACTGCTATCCTATGCCGTATCACCATTGACGGCAAGAAGAGTGTATTCTCCACGGGCTATTACTGCAACCCGGACAACTGGGACGCGAAAAGCGGAGAAGTAAAGGACACAAGGACTACCAATCTCCTTATCGCCCTGCGGGCCAAAATAGAAACATCTTATGAAAACCTGTTGAAAGAGACGGGTATGGTTACGGCAGAAATGCTGAAAAATGAGATAACCTGTGTGACAGCGGTCCCCACCACTCTCATGAAAGCAGGAGAGGAAGAGCGTGAACGGTTGCGAATCCGTGCGGAAGTGATAGAGTCCACATCTTCCTATCGTCAGTCCAAGTCCTCACAAGCCTATCTGCACGAATACCTCCTTTCACTTGGTATGCGTGACATTGCCTTTGAGGACATCACCGAGGATTTCGGCTGGGGCTACAAATTCTATCTGAAAGCCAAAGGATGCAAAGCGGGACACATCAATCATTGCCTTACATGGCTGAACAGACTAATCTACATTGCAGTGGATAGAGAAATCATCCGCTTCAATCCTCTTGCTGATGTATCATACGAGAAAAAGCCCGACAACAAGTTGAAGCATATCAGCAGAGCAGAATTGCAGAGGATAATGGAACAACCCATGCCGGAGAAACGGCAAGAGCTTACCCGGAGGATTTTCATCTTTTCCGCCTTCACCGGGTTGTCGTATGTAGATGTAAAGCGGCTTTACCCTTCGCATATCGGAACAACAGCAGACGGAAGACGTTACATCCGTATCAACAGAAAGAAAACCGATGTTGAATCTTTCGTGCCGCTGCATCCGGTTGCAGAACAAATCTTGTCCCTATATAATACCACCAATGACGAGGAGCCCATATTCCCCTTGCCCAATCGCAACAGCCTTTGGTTCTGCATCCATGAAATAGGCATATTGGCAGGTGTGAAAGAGAACCTCAGCTATCACGCGAGTAGACATTCATTCGGAACCATGATGCTTTCGGCTGGTGTTCCGATAGAGAGCATCAGCAAGATGATGGGACATACAAATATCAAGACCACACAGGGCTATGCCCGGGTGACCGATGATAAAATCTCGGAAGATATGGACAGGCTTATGGAGAGAAGAAAGACACAACCAAACAGCGAAAAGACGAACAACATCAAATAACAATATCAATTATGAACAGAGGAATAATAACAATCAGTGAAAGCGGTGTGGTGAGTATGCCCACTTCACCCGTATGGATGACTCAATTCGAGATAGCCGACTTGTTCGGGGTGTTCTCGTGCGATGTTCGCAAGGCGATTCATGCCATCTACAAGAGCAAGGAACTAAGCGAGGCGGACACGATGAAGTATGTCAAGCAACCCGATGGAATCAGTTATGATGCTTATAACCTTGAAATGGTTGTAGCCATTGCGTTCAGGATAAGTAGTAAAGAGAGTATGCTATTCAGACGGTTTGTAATCAGCAAACTGAATGCTGGTAATGTCGCGTTATTTGTTTCTTATGACAGAGGAACTAACCGATGGAATAATTGAGTTCATCCCGTCAGACACTCGTTTCCGATGCTCGGATGCAAAGGTAGCGCATGGTTTGATGGCAGAGGCAAGGTCAAGCGGCAGAGCCGTTTCGAGCAAAATCTTCCTCCTACGGAGCGTATTCTGCCCGAAAACCTTGCCCCTGCCAACCATACGCTCGTAAGGCATCCGGCAACGGAAACAAGCGACTGACGGGAAATCAAAAGAAAGGAACGGCTTACAGACGAAGCGGAATTCTGATGCTTCATCCGTAAGCTGTTCCTTTTTCTTTTTGCTGCCATGTCCATTGCTGCCGCGACCTATTGGGCAGACGGCAAACTGCGCTCCTTCAAGAAAATCAGATGGCGGTCTGTCGGTAGGCGGAGCGGTAGCCGTCAAGCAGCATCTTCTCTATGTCCGACTCGCGATAGAGTATCTTTCCGCCCAATTGGATATAGGCAATCCGTCGCTCGTTGCGGTAGTCCTGAAGTGTCCGGCGGCTCACCTTCAATCGTGCCGAGACTTCCTTGTCGGTGAAGAAACGCTCACCGCCCAGTGTCGGGCGATAGTCGGCAGTCATACGCTCGTAATTGTCCAGCAGTCGGTCAAGACTGCCCATGAAGTGGAGAATCCACTCGTTGTCTTTGGTCATCAGTTCATTCATGTTACATTGGATTTAGTGGGTATTGTTGTTATACTTTATTTATTGTTTATATTGTTCTTCCTTTGAAGCGAGCATCCTTCCGCCTGTCCTCCACATGGGCAACGATGCGCTTCACGTCTTCGGGACGGTAATACGTCTTGTGGTTGATTTGCGAGAAGGCGAGTGTTCCGTTGTCCCGCAGCGTCTGCAAGGTGCGTGGACTGATGTTCAGCATCCGGCACACGTCCTGATTGTCCATCCACTCACTCATCGTCTTTTCGCCGTGCCGATGGCAGATGGCATCCATGCGGCGGACGAACCGGTCGAACTTGACGACCATCGTCTCAAAAGTTCTTTTCTCGATTGATACTATTTCCATAATTCTTTCCTTTTGTGTTTCTTTTGTCGCAAAGGAATGGATAATCCGTCATCCGACAATGCTTTTTTCATAACTGGCAGCCTTTGGCATCGGTATGGTATAGCTTGGCCAGGATAAGCCCTATAGGTAGGCTTTCTGTTTCATCTAAACTTCCACGTTTAAGATGGTAGCCCAATCTCAATAAGACCTTAATTCAAGTTCGCCCGTAAATGAGACTTTGATTTTTCTACTCCTTGTGTCCAGCAAATCGGTGAAGTCTGCACCATTGTTCCTATTGTCCCAAAGCAAAGTTACACAAAATTGCCTAAGAGAATCCAAGTGTTTGACTGACTGTACTAAAGCGCCTTACTTTGCTCCCGATAATCGGTCAAGGTGAGTACCGAGACCATAGTTAATAACTTAATTTATTTGTTTTATGGCAATGACAAGAGAACCAAACATCAGTGAGCAGCAGGCTCGTGAAATCGTGGACAGAATGGGGCGCAGAGAATCCCGCAGTGAGAAGTCTATGGACGACTTCTACAGGAATCTCGGTCTGGATCCGGAAGAACTGGCACAGCCCGGAGGAACAGCTGTAAAGGAATCAGAAACCAGCGTTGCGGAAAAGTCGTCAGAAAGTATCACATCGGAAGAGCTGACCACGCCGCAGAAGCGTGTCAGCAGCAAGCAGCGCAAGTTGTCGCTGGAAGAGTACCGCACAACCTATCTTCAAGTTCCAAAAATTATCAACCGAAAGCCCGTGTTCGTCAGCGAAAAGGTGCGTGACGAGCTGGACGAGATTGTCCGCCGTCTCGGAGGACGCGGCATGAGTGCCTCCGGCCTTATCGAGAACCTCACCCGTCTGCACCTTGAAACCTATCGGGAAGACATCGAACAGTGGCGCAAACTCTGAGAGGATAACGGTAGAACCGATTAATTCAGTGGCTACACTTCATCGGTTAGACCGATACACAGAAAAAGCCATTTTACTCACAAACCAATCCGACAAGCGGAGGATTTTCGTGTCTTCAAAGACACAGCAAGATATATTTTCAGTTACTCTGGGGCTTCCCGGTAACTGAAAATCCTTGCACCGCCGTGGGCAGAATTATCCTCCGCAGTCGGATAATTTCCAAGTTTTTTAATCAGAGATTAGACAAAGAAGGAATCATTAAATTGAAACAAGAAGACAAGATGAAGAAGAACAGAATGAACGGGAGAAATCCCGTATTGACCCCGAAGACGCACTGCGTGATGGTACGCTTCGATGATGTGGAATGGAACAAGTTCCTCACAATGTACGAGGAATCGCAGGTGTACGCTAAGGCCGTCTTTCTAAAGGCGCACTTCTTTGGACAGAAGTTCAAGGTGCTGAAAGTTGACAAGGCAATGCTGGAATACTGCACCAAACTGTCTGACTTCCACGCCCAGTTCCGAGGCATAGGCACGAACTACAACCAAGTCGTGAAGGAGCTACGTTGCCATTTCTCGGAGAAAAAGGCGATGGCGTTGCTCTACAAGTTGGAGAAGCAGACCATTGACCTCGTGAAGTTGAGCCGCGAAATCGTTGAACTTTCAAGGGAGATGTATGCCAAGTGGGAGCAAATAAATCGTGTTTGATTGTATGACCTCAATTAAGGTGAAGTTCAGACCTTCTACAGCCGCTGGCCGGGAAGGAACCATCTACTATCAAATCATCCATAAGCGTGTAATCCGTCAGCTCAAGACGGATTACCGCATCTATGCAGATGAGTGGGATGAAGGAAATGCTGCCTTAATCCTCGCCAACAACGAGCGGAACGAGTATCTTCAATCCATCAAAGAACGGATAAATTGGGATGTCAAGCGATTGGAAAATATCGTCAGCCATTGGGAAAATAAGCAGAAAAACTACGCCGCTGACGATATTATTTCCGCTTTTCAAAAGTCGTCCAACGAACAAACGCTGTTCAATTTCATGAATAGTATTATTGCCCGGCTCAAGAAGATGGGCAAGCATCGCACATCCGAAACCTATCACGCTACGCTCAGAAGTTTCATGCAATTCCGAGAAAATAAGGATGTGCTCTTGGATGAAATTGACTCGGATTTGATGTTGATGTATGAGGCATGGCTGCACGGCAAGGGGATAACCAAGAACAGCAGCTCGTTCTATATGCGGATATTGCGGGCTGTCTATAACCGTGCAGCGGAAAAGGAACTGACGAACAATCGCAACCCGTTCAAGCACGTCTATACAGGAGTTGACAAGACCGTCAAACGTGCAATCCCATTAAAGGCAATCAAGAAAATCAAGAACCTCGACTTGTCTTTGCATCCGGCATTGGATTTCGCCCGCGACATGTTCCTCTTCTCATTCTATACCCGTGGAATGTCATTCATTGATATGGCCCATCTGAAGAAGAAAGACCTGCAAAATGGCATTCTATCTTATCGAAGACGCAAGACAGGACAGCAACTATTCATCAAATGGGAAAAGTGTATGCAGGAGATTACTGACAAACACAAAACAGACTATGGTAGCCCTTACTTGCTCCCGATTCTAAAATACCCATACGACAACCGCAGTCAATACAAAAATGTGCTTTACCGCACAAACAAAAAACTGAAAGAGGTTGCCAAGTTGGCTGACATATCCATTCCTTTAACCCTATATGTTGCCCGTCACTCATGGGCAAGCATAGCCAAGAGCAAGAACATCCCAATCTCGGTTATCAGCGAAGGTATGGGACATGATTCGGAAATGACAACGCAAATCTATCTAGCATCATTAGACAACTCTGTCGTGGATAAGGCGAACACACAGATATTAAAGGATTTGATGTAAGACAGAAAATTGTTTTGCGAAATCAATCTTCTCTCCGTAAGAGATACTATCTATAACGCAAAGGTACACATTTTTATGAGAATTAGGCTGTTTATCAGATGATAAAATACTCTAAATCATCGATAAACAGCCATTTTGTTTTACAAAACACAATCCAAACGATTGACTATCAACTTCAACCTGTCTCTTACGGAGAGATACCTCCTTAATCATACAGAAAATGCCCGTTGAAGTTGACATATTGGAGGATAGTATCTTTCGGCTTTCGCCCGATTTGCTGAACACCCTGCTCAAAGACCATACCATGAGCAGGGAGGGTATTCAGCGCAATATCTTTTGGGCCACATCTGATTATGAAAGTCTTGGCGAAGGGTACCAATATGCAGATCCGATTCTTCCACATCTGATTACCGGGGACAACGGTCATGTCATCATGCCCCGTGTGCTTAAAAGCCGGAATACCCAGACAGCACGTTCCCGTGACATGGCGGAAGTCTTCACTCCTTCGTGGATATGCAACGCACAGAACAACTTGATTGATGAAGCGTGGTTCGGAAGAAAGGATGTATTCAATACGGAATACACAGATGAACATGGAGTCCATCGCTGGAAATCCACAGATGACAACATTGTATTCCCCGAAAATAAGACTTGGAAGGACTATGTACGCGACAATCGTTTGGAGATAACCTGCGGAGAGGCTCCCTACATCGTCAGCCGCTATGATACCACAACCGGAGAGGCCATTCCCTTAGAGCAACGCATAGGTTTGCTTGACCGCAAACTGCGGGTCGTAGGTGAGAATACGGAAACCTCCGGCGAATGGCTGGAGTGGGCACAGGAAGCCTACAAGAGCACATACGCCTACGAGTGGCAGGGAGACAATTTGCTGATTGCCCGTGAAGCGATGCTCATCACCTTTATCGAATACTACCAGCAGAAGTTTGGAAAACGGCCATTGCTCAAATCCATCAACTACATCGCCTACATCATATCATGGAACGTGTGGCAGATGGACGGGCTGAAGGGTGTTGTACCGAACAGTTGCGGTGAGCGGCGAACACTTGTGTATGAACTGTTCGGAACGAGGGAGGAAGTCAGCCAATGCGAAGGTTGTGCGAAAGATGACATACGCAGGCACAACGGCACCTATTGCCTCATTAAGGACTGGCGGGCAAAGGATCCCGAAACGGGAAAGATGGGAAAACGAATCCGATTTATCGACCTCATAAAATAGTGCAGTATGAAATTCACATCTTCACTAAAACTGAAACTGATATATGTGTTCCGCATCAACGATGCTGCACACAAAGGCTGTCTGAAGGTGGGCGAGGCCACTTGTGACAATGATAGTGTCTCCGGACTTGGCCCCAATAGCAAGGCACTCAACGAATCCGCGAAGAAGCGCATCAATCAATATACGCAAACGGCGGGTATCGCATACGACCTGCTCTATACGGAACTGACAATATACAACAGCAAGAAGGGCTTATGCTCTTTCAACGACAAGGAAGTGCATAATGTCCTGGAGCGTTCCGGCATCAGGAAAAAGGTCTTTGATACCGAGAACAAGGCCAACGAGTGGTTCATCACTGACCTTGAAACGGTCAAGCGGGCGATTGCGGCAGTCAAGGAGGGACGGGAGTCGCTTACTTCTACGGAAATTTCGCATGATAAGACTCCCATTGCATTCCGTCCCGAACAGCGTGAGGCCATCGAGAAGACCAAGAAGCAGTTCAAGAAAGGCAATCAGATGCTGTGGAATGCCAAAATGCGTTTCGGAAAGACCTTATCGGCTTTGCAAGTGGTGAAGGATATGGACTTCGGCCGCACACTCATCCTGACTCATCGCCCTGTAGTGGATAGCGGCTGGTTTGAGGATTTCGGCAAGATATTCTATGACAGCCCATCCTTTGCGTATGGTTCCAAGAACAACGGTGACAGCCATGCCTCCCTTGAAACGAGAGCGAAGCGTGGCCAATGCAAGTATGTCTATTTCGCCTCCATGCAGGACTTGCGTGGCTCGGAACTGGTAGGTGGCAACTTCGACAAGAACAACGAGGTGTTTGCCACGGCATGGGATTGCATCATTGTGGACGAAGCACACGAAGGTACGCAGACGGAATTAGGTAAGGCGGTAATGCAGGAACTGACCAAGGAGAAAACAAAAATCCTTCGCCTTTCAGGTACACCGTTTAACCTGTTGGATGATTTCAAGGATGAAGAAATCTATACATGGGACTACGTGATGGAACAACGGGCAAAGACTTCATGGGATTTGATGCATTTCGGTGATCCGAATCCCTACGCCTCACTGCCCACGATGAATATTTACACCTATGACCTCGGACGGTTGCTCCATGAATTCGTGGATGAAGACGTGGCCTTCAACTTCCGTGAGTTCTTTCGAGTGAATGATAATGGAACGTTTGTCCATGAGAAGGATGTCCGTACTTTCCTGAATCTTCTGACCGAAGAGGACAAGGAGAGTTGTTATCCCTTTGCCAATGACGAGTACCGCAATATCTTCCGCCATACGCTGTGGATGTTGCCGGGTGTGAAGGAGGCCCGTGCCATGAGTGCACTGCTACAATCGCATCCCGTGTTCCAACACTTCAAGGTGGTGAATGTGGCAGGAGAAGGTGACGAGGACGAAGAGAGCAAGGATGCGCTGAAGGCGGTAGAAGAAGCGATTGGCAAAGACCCGGATTCCACACGTACCATCACCTTGTCATGCGGACGTTTGACTACGGGTGTGAGTGTCAAGGCATGGACGGGTGTGTTCATGCTGTCCGGCTCATACAATACCGCTGCGTCAAGCTATATGCAGACCATCTTCCGTGTGCAGACACCTGCCACCATCAACGGACGTGTCAAGGAGCAATGTTATGTGTTTGACTTCGCTCCCGACCGTACATTGAAAGTCATTGCAGAAACGGCAAAGATTTCGGCAAAGGCCGGAAAGACCAGCGGAAACGACCGCAAGATTATGGGCGAGTTCCTGAACTTCTGTCCGATCATCTCCATCGAAGGCTCGAAGATGAAGCAGTTCGATGTGCCGCGGATGCTGGAGCAACTCAAAAAGGTGTATGTGGAACGGGTGGTCCGTAACGGTTTCGAGGATAAGAGCCTGTATAATGACGAGTTGATGAAGCTCAACGACTTGGAATTGCAGGAGTTTAATGACCTCAAAAAGATTATCGGTCAGACGAAGGCCATGCCCAAGACCAATCAGGTGGACATCAACAATCAGGGATTGACGGACGAGCAATACGAGGAACTGGAAGACCTTGAGAAGAAATTCAAGAAGAAAGGTAAGGACAAGCAACCCTTGACAGAGGAAGAGAAGCTGCGGCTGGCGGAACTGAAGAAGAAAAAGGAAAACCGTGAGGCTGCCATATCCATCCTGCGCGGTATCTCTATCCGTATGCCGTTGCTCATCTATGGAGCAGAACTGCAAGACGAATCGCAAGAGATTACGATTGACAATTTCGCATCGCTCATCGATCCGCAGTCATGGGAGGAGTTTATGCCCAAGGGCGTGACCAAGCAGAAGTTCAACAGCATCAAGCGGTACTACGACCCGGAGATATTCTGCGCGGCAGGCAAGCGCATCCGTGCCATGGCTCGTGCGGCGGACAAACTAAGCGTGGAGGAACGTATCGAGCGTATTACGGATATATTCAGTACGTTCCGCAACCCGGACAAGGAAACTGTACTTACTCCGTGGCGTGTGGTGAATATGCATCTTGGCGATTGCTTGGGTGGCTACAATTTCTTTGAAAAGGACTACGAAACCACCTTGTCCGAACCCCGCTTCATCGATCACGGCGAAGTGACCGCCAATGTGTTTGCGGAGGATGCCCGCATCCTTGAAATCAACTCCAAGTCCGGCTTGTATCCTCTCTACATGGCTTATAGCATTTACCGCACACGGGTAAAGAACTCTTTGTTTTCGGTGTCAAGCATAGAGGATGAGCAGCGTATCTGGGACAAGGTGGTGACAGAAAACATCTTTGTCATCTGCAAGACTCCGATGGCAAAAAGCATCACCAAGCGCACCCTCATCGGCTTCCGCAATGCAAAGGTAAACACCCGATATTTCGAGGACTTAATCAATCAAATCAAGAACAAGCCGGAACATTTCATCAAGCAGGTAGAAAAATTTGTTTCCGATAGAACAGGTATAAAGAATATGAAATTCAATGCGATAGTGGGAAATCCACCGTATCAGGTTATGGATGGAGGTGGTGCAGGCACAAGTGCAGTACCAGTATATAATAGGTTTATAGGGATTGCAAAAAAAATACAACCACAATACTTGAGCATGATATTACCTGCAAAATGGTATACTGGCGGCAAAGGATTGGATGATTTCCGAAATGAAATGCTTCATGACAAACACATTTCATATCTTGCAGACTTTGCGGACTCAAGAGATTGCTTCCCCACTGTTGATATAGCAGGTGGTATATGCTATTTCTTGTGGGATAAATTACACAATGGTCCTTGTTCTTTTGTGAACGTGGATAAGAAACAACGCAGTTCTGATATTCGACATCTTGACGCACAGGAATCATTTATTAGAAATAGTGAAGCTGTAGCTATCATTCAGAAAGTAAAAGCCGAAAGATTTTTTTCGTCTATCGTGTATAGTCGTAATCCTTTTTCTATAACTAATGCTGATCTGACAACTTCTAGCGTATTTAATGGCTCAGTTTCTGTCTTCAGTAGTAAGGGCGTTTTTTATGTATCTCCAAATACAATAAAAAGTAATCGAGAGCTTATAGGTAGATGGAAAGTCATCGTTTCCAAAACGGCAGCGGAACATGCCGGACAAGCCGATAAGGAAGGGCGAAAAAGGGTTCTCTCCAGAATAACTATCTTGGCACCAAATGAGGTTTGCTCAGAATCCTATCTGCTGGTAAGCATCTGTCAAAATAAAGCGGAAGCCCAAAATGTAGTATCTTATCTAAAAACACGTTTTGTCAGATTTCTGTTATCCACAATTCTGCTTACTCAGAATATTGCTAAAGATAAATTTGCATATATTCCAGTCTTGGAGTTTTCGGATAATACAGACATTGATTGGAATAGAACTATCTCTGAGTTAGACATACAACTCTATGCAAAATATCATCTAACCAAAGAAGAAAGCGCATTCATTGAATCAGTGATAAAACCGATGTGAAAAATTACGAGGGCAAACACCTCTCTTGCCCTCGTAATTTTCTACTTTTCTTTTCGTACACCTTTAAATGGCTTACCATCTTGTTTGACATCCATGAAACGCCCGGTATCTTTATTCCTTTTTACCCATTGTTCTGTTTTGGGATTAAGAACCTGAGAGCGATGTCTTACAGCACCATTGCGATGTCCGTCCCCTGACGGTGGATTTGTTGCCATAATCTTCCAGTTTAGGCCTATCTCGAATTATGCAGCCGAGAAAACACTGCTTTATACAATGAATCATTTCCGTATATATGTCCTAAGATCTTCTCCGCCATATGAATACGTCTCAGTAAGAACCCTCATTTGTCCTTCAATTTCAGAATACATTATATACGGATAAAGAAGTAAATACTCACGTTGTGGACTTGCATGTTGTGCATCTCTCGTAACAGGCATAATCATACATTTACCAGTATTCCCATCTACGACACCGAGTTCCCATGGCATCCAATTGCTTCTTCCTGCTTCTGGTGATTGCGCGTAAATTAAAGATCTACTATTCTTTAACCTTTTTTGCAATCTTACAGCCGTATCTTTGTCCGTCTCATTTCTTTTAAGGTCGACATCAACAATGCAGTCAAGATATACCTTTAGCCCCATTTTTGACAACGTGTAATATATACCTTTTACTACATCCAAATCAGCGATATTGTATGATAGGAATACATCGAACTCTTTATCTATAGATGCTCCTTGAAGATTTTCACTGTATGTGCGTCGCTCATAAAGAGGCATACTATTTGCTACACTACGAAAATATGACTCACTAAAATACCTCATATCAGATTCTTCCTTCTTTTACTAATCGCCAATAATATTTCCCTAACTCTGTCAGCTGACATCCAGTACTACGCATTGCAGCAAAGTACATAAACTCTTCATTTATAGGTTTTACAAACCCTATACTCTGCAATTTTTGCAGTAGTTTGAACTTCCTGACGTTAATCGCATCAGCATAAGGGAGGACATATTCATGATTTACGGATGGGTTGTTTGTATCCTCAAAAGACGGATCCAGAGCAAAATCCACATTCGGATTTGCAAACAGATTTGTCAGTTCATGAATAACTGATAACGATACCTGTGGCGTAACTTTACGCAATGGGGCAAATTCTGTAACATTAGTTTTGAATACCGGTCTTTGGTCCCATGCGCCAAATGAGCGATCAATATACGCATATACACCACCAATAGTAATATTGCCACAATAATCCGATGCTCCGCCATTTAGTGCAGTACATAATAATTCCGTAAAAAGACCATGACCACCAGCTTCCATAGCAACTTCGTCTTCACGACAAGCCGTTAATATAGAAACTCCTGTATTCAAAATACTACCAGCATCCAGAAGTTTATACTTTCCGAAATTTCCAGAATGACAACAATCCAAAATAACGATTTTGTTGCGAACTTTGGAGTCGTTGACAATGTCCATTATTGTTGACATTTGTATTCCTGTATAATATTGACCGGGAGTAGCTATATCTTGAGGCATAACAATTTCTGCGCCTGTACTATTCATGTAGCCATGTCCCGAAAAATAAAGGAGAGCAATATCATCATTCCCGGAAAAAAGTTTGCTAATGGCATCCATTACTTCTCCCGAAGTTCGTACATTGGACATCATTTTTACATCAAAGTTAGGAGAACCGTCACCATTCCGCTCAATTGCAGCTTTAACGCTATTGATATCCTCAACACATCCTGTAAGTTCATTCCCAGCAGGATAATCATTTATTCCAATTAATAAGGCTTTTCTCATGCGACAAATAATTATTGATGTTGATAGATGGCATAGTTGCGAACAGCATTGGCAACAGATTTCGCATTCCAACCAACGATAACTGTTGCTGCATTTTTCACGACAGAAGATGTACGCTCTGCTCCCCATGGCTGAACCGCGATAATCGGTTTGCTGTACTTCTTTGCCATCTCAATTTCTTTATTAATCCACTTGCTATAAGTTGCATATACCCCCGCAAGGATGATTACACAACTACATCCTTTTACCTTTGCTTCAATAGCATCTGACAGCTGCTTGTCTGTTCCATTCGTGTGAATGGGGTCATTCTTAGGAACAGAATGATTGTAGTAAGTGATGCCCTCTTGATGCAAGAAGGATTCAATTTTGTCATAGTCTGATGAATATGACCATGAGTGCGAGATAAAGATTCTATACATACCAAATAGTGCGGATTCTCTGGTCCTACCCAGGGTCTAAATTGCGAATCCACGATGCAAATATACAACATTATGCAAAAACAAACAAGTGTAAACGTGAAAAAAACACGCAAACACAACAATAAATTGCTATTCGGTTGCAGAATCAGTTATTTTGCGTGAGTATTTTTATGCAATATGCCGGAGTGCGGATAAAAATCCCCCGACGATTTTGTCGGGGGAAATAAACTTATAACATATTACGTCGGATTTTGATTAGAACAATTCGTCGATATCGTTCTTATATTTGATAAAAACCTCGATTCTGCGCATAAGGTCATCAATTTGTGGAAAAACCTCTTTCTCGTACGTTTTGTAGAAACTTATTGTATTATGTAGATAGTCCCTACGTCTGACATTGGTTGAACCATATTCGTCTTTTTCAAAAAGTCTTACAGCATCTCTTCTAAGGAAATCTGCATTGAGTAACGAAAGGTCATGCGTGGCTACTATAAGTTGACAATTTTCAGCTATGGTTAAATACATTTTTAGGATAAAAGCAAGTGCTTTAGTATGTATACCATATTCTATTTCATCTATGCATGTAGATTTTGCACCGATGATAACATCGTATAGTACGACTAACAATCTGATGATATTCTTCGTTCCCAAAGACTCCAAATCAAAATCTAATCCATTTTTCCCTTCTTTTGTTGAATGAATGAATTTCAAATTTTTATGTGTAATTATTCCAGACGGGTATTGTTCTAACATTGCCTTAATTACAATATCAGGAGCACCGTTTGCTTTCAGTTCCGCTATGTTCAAGCTTGCATCTTCTATGACATAGTCGCAAATGTTAGTCCCGACATCATCTAGTAATCGCAATAGTAATTTCTTTAGGGCCTTGTCTTTTTCGGCATCGCCTGTTTGAAGTTTATCTGCAAGACTTTTGTCAGACTTGTGAACCATACTGATATGATTCTCAAAATAATCAAAATTCCTATCTAAAATTGAACTCTCTATGTTGAGTGCACCAAATGTTGAAAGTACACTGGCATTAGATAGTGTATTAACTTCCAAATCGTGTTGGTCTGATTTAGACAAGTCACAAGCATTACCAAAACTTATTACAACTTTATCTAAGTCCTTGTTATGAATACGATGGAATACTCGAGAACTTCTTGATTGAACTATCTTAAGTTCTTCTTCCTCGATGCGCTCGGATGATACAACGATATTATAATTGAAACAAACATCTTCAATATAATATGTCAATGCAAGTTCTGTCGGTAGGGTTGAAGAATAATCATCCAATAAAAAAGGCCTAAATTCGGGTTTATCTGATGGCTTTTGCGGTTTTGCCGTTGCTATCATTCGAAGATAATTCAAAGCTGAGAACATCTTAGATTTTCCTGTTCCATTTAAGCCTACACACAAAAGCAAACGCAGTATACGCTTACCATTTATTTCTTTATACCATACAGGAGGTAAATCCTTTGTTTTACTACCTTCTTTTTTGGACGCAACAAATGACAATTCTGTGAAATCGCGGTAACTTCTATAATTCTTTATCGTGAATGATTCTATCATGCATACTCAATTTGGGTACAAAGATACATCCTCATTCTTAAAACCGCAAATATTTCGAGATTTATATCCATATTTCCGTGAAAATTGCACGCATATCTTGTGTACACGGCGAAGATGTTGTATCTTTGCAAACAGGAAGCGTTCTTTTGATGTAATGCAGAACAAGGCAGAATACGGAACCTCGCTCGTTTCTAAATCGTTACCTGTCAAGAAATAGTTTTCTGCAATCTATTCATCTTCAAAAGCAAAGACAATTTGTTGTGTCTCGCGGTATGTGTGCTAAGATTTTTATGAATTCCGCACACATCGGCAATCTCCTTCAAATAACTGTTCATGCGTTGATTACACAATACAGGTAAAAGTTTTCCGGTACACTCTGCCACATCCTTATATTTATCAAGTATAGAAGCTGCCACAGGCAGCACAGGAATGTTACACATGATTTTTGTCTTTTGCCGGTTCTTCCTTATCCAAAGTTCCCCTTTGTTGTCTTTTACCAAGTGTTCGGGTGATAAATCTTTCACATCGCTGAACGCCAAGCCAGTAAAAATGCAAAAGACAAAAACGTCACGTACCTGTTCTACTCGTTTAATTGTAAACTCTTTGGCGAGAATGATTTTAATCTCGTCCATCGTCAGAAATTCAGGATCGGTTTCTTCCAATTTGAAACGGTAGTAGGCAAACGGATCTTTCTTTATCCAGTCGTTTTCCAAAGCAATACGGATAATTTTCTTTAAGTTTTTCAATCGGGTTATAGCCGAATTCTGTGCACAACCCTTTTCAATCTTCAAGAAAGCATCGAACTTAGAAATAAAGTTAGCTTCCAAGTTATTCAGAGCAATATCCGATAGCTGATATTCTTTCTTGATGAACTCTTCCAAATATCGGGTGGTGGTTTCATACCGTTGAACAGTCTTACTTACGAAATCTTTGCCGATCAGCTTGCGGCTTTGTTCGTTATGCTCTCTGAATACCTGCAATAGCGTTTTGTTATCTTCGTCCATACCATAATACAGTTTTCTCACAAGATCAACGGTGATAACCTTGCCGGAAGTTTCCAGCTCCCTATAAATTTGGTGTACGTGCGAGCGTGTGATTTCTAAGTAGTGGTTCAGTTCCACCGACATACGGTCTTTGCCTTTTAAATTCTCTTTAGCCTGATTCCATAGGTTTACGGGACAGCTTCTTTTGATAGAAATATCTACCATACAGCCGTTTACGGTGATTCTCATGCACACGGGTGCTTCTCCGTTCTTTAATAATTTGCCTTTCTTGATGAAGAACAATACAGAAAATGATTTTCGAGCCAT